TCAATCCGCGCCGAGGTCGCGTTCGAAGACCACCTGGTCGCGCAGCGGAATGCCGTTCACAGCCAAGCCTTCGGGGTAACCGGTCGATGGCCCGAACGCATCCTGCACGATGCGGTACATCCGAAAGCCTCTTTGGTAAAACCGCAGATTGCCGATATCGGCCGTTGCGGTCGAAACGATCAGGCGCCGGCCGTTGCGCTCGCGGCAGCGGGTGATTGCCGCCGCGACAAGGGCACGCCCCAACCCCTCGCTCTGCCTTGTCGGACGGACCGCAAGGCTCTTGAGTTCGAAGACGCCGCCCTCGCCTGCCTCGATGACCTGCACATGGCCGATGATCCTGTTGCCATCGCGCGCGACCAGCACCTCGCCCTCTTCGATATAGTTGGAGATCTGCGTCGGGGAATCGTCGGCAAGGGCAAACAGCGGCCGTAAAGCCTCGCGGTCCCCGTCATATCGTTCAATCTGCATCGAAAAGCCCGGGCTGGATCAACGCCGCCACGAGTTCGGCAGCCTGGCACCGGATATAGCAGCGGCCGGTCAGGAGCCACAAACGCAAAAAAGCCCGCCCCGGCGTGAGCCAAGGCGGGCTTTGGATTCTCGGACGCTGGACGAAGCCTGGAGCTATTTCTCAGGAGTTGGCCTCAGCCTCCGCACGATCACCTCGAACAGAATATCCGATATCCACATGGCGCAGACGCCGATGAGAAACGCCGCCGCCAGGGTCGTCGTGTCGTCATTGGCCAGCGGCAAGCCCGTGGCGCGGGAATATTGGACCAAGGGCAGCGTCAGATAGGCGGCGGCGAGCGCGCCGCAGATCGGCGACGCCACCATTTCGCGCAGCTTGTAGCGGTGCCGCGACAGGGCGCGCAGGACACCGCCGGCCAGACCGGCGACGACGACGGGTCCCTTGATGCCGAGCAGGTCGAAGAAATCGTGCATCATTTCATCGCCCTCGCGATGAGGAAGCCGAAGACCGATCCGGCGCCGAATATGATCCGCCCGCGAGCAGCATGGCTGAGTCCGGGGCGACGACCGTCATGGCTTCCACCCACACAGTTTTTCGCCCTTGCGGTTGTGCGCCAGCAGCGCCTTGACCTCGGCGTCCGACAGCGCATCGACAGCGGCCGCCGACAGGCGCAGCGGGCTGGACACAGCGCAGAATCCGCCTCTGACGGTCGTGCAGCCGGCCAGAGCGGCCAGGACGGACACAAGCATCAATCCCTTGCCCATGATTTGAGCTCCTTTCGCGCGGTGGCGGCCGGCAGCGCGCCGATATCGTTCTGGACCTGGTCGGCGACGTCATGCGCCGCGGCCTCGGCGGCCGCCTGCCGGGCACGCTCGCCGCGCTCGCCGGCAAGCCGCTGGCGAACACCCCAGCCGAGCGCCGCCAGGATCGCCGCACCGATGCCGAGAAGGGTCGGATTGCCAAGCAGGAAGGACAGCAGCGCGCTCATTGGTTTGGCTCATCCTTGACCAGATAGCCAACGGCAAAGACCGCGATCGGCAGAAGCGTCGCCCATGTCTCGGCGTCGTACCAGGACGGCCAGAAATTGCGCACGAAGACGCCGGAGACCGACACGGCCGCGGCAGCGATGGTCGCGGCCGTCAGCTTGTTGGTGGGGCGGGTGGTCGGTTGGGTGATGGTGGCCATGATCAGAAAATCCCTTGCAAGGCGACGGCAATGTGGTGCCAGGCGGCATAGGCGAGGAGCAGGCAGGCGGCGATGATCCCGCCCGCCTTGGCGGCAACCGGAACACCGGAACCGGCAGGGGCCGGCGACGCCGGCTCGGGCGTCGGCGTTTTGCCGGCCGGCGTATCAACCTCGAGCGGCCGCGGGGCCGGTCCGGGCGCCGGCGGCGCAGGCTGCACGGGCGCGGGCACTGTCACTGGGGCCGACATCAGCAAGGCCTGGGCCCGCACCGATTTGACGCGATCGGACCAGCCGCGCCCGAATGTTGCCCAAGTCGGCAATCGCCTGAGAAACACCAGCCGCGCATCGCAAAGCTGGTCGATGACGACGCCGGCCGGCCTTGCCCTGGACGCCACCAGCGTCGCCGGACCGATACGGCCGTCCTGCGAGACGCCGACGGTTGCCTGCAGGTATTTGGCCGCCCTGCCCGGTCCGCTGTTCACCGCGAAATCGAACACGGCGTAATCGACGCCATCGGGCAGTTCGGCGCCGAGCACGGCGTCCCAATAGAAGCGCCGGTAGACGGCCGCGACCTGCTCATCCCCGATCTTCTTCAGATCGGCTTTGCTGGCGTCGGCCTTCACATAGCGGCGAAAATTCGCCAGCGTCACGCCCTTCATCGTGGCGCCGCCCGGATCGGCCGGATTGTCCGACCAGCCGCCCTCGGATCTCAAGACAAGCGCAAGCGCCCGCGCGAAGTTGCGGTCCATGGAAGTTCCTTTCGGATGGGGTTGGTTGAGGCCGGCGCCAAGGAGCGCGCCGATGAATTTCACAGTCGAGTTGATGGGTGACGGCAAAGCCGTGAAACGTGCCGGGGTTCAGGCCGGCAGTAATGTTGAAGCCGCGCGTTCATAGAAAAAGAACTCGATGCGCTGGACGAGGATAACGTCCAGGGATCAGCCTCTATTGACCCCTCAGGTTCGATGAAGCTTGACCGGATCGTGCTCGCAGTCGTTTTGGGGAAGAAGTTTGCGTTTTCTTCTGCGCTCGCCTAAAGCACCTTGGGCAGCAACGGGGGTGTAATTGGCATATGGGTGCTGGACGTATTTCCACAAACGAGCTGGATGAATTTGTATTGGAGTGTGACCGCCGAGGCGGTCCCCAGCACCCCAACTGCGGCTCTTATTTCAGTGATCTTTCACTTACTTACACGACTAAAGTAGACGAGGGACTGGACCCGTTTTCGGAAGCCTACACGGGACACCAGATCGCGCTCTATGAGGAAGTATCAGGGCGCAAGCTTGACCAGATAACCGGCGAACAGTCCGAGATCGGAATAGATGCTAGGACGAATACGGCCAATCCGTACGGCATTCGTCATGTCAGTTTCATTGCCAAGCATTCGCGGGCCGTTCTTTCCGCCCTTATGGCCGCCAATGTGCCGCCATCTCCCAAGGTTCTCGATATGGGCAGCGGCTGGGGTCTCAGTTCGGAAATCATGGCCTTTTGCGGCGCCGAAGTCACTGGCGTCGACATCAATCCCGATTTTGTGGAACTGAACCGCAGGAGAGCGGCGCGCATTGGCCTACCCATCACGTCTATTCATTCGACATTCGATGCCTTCGAAACTGATGAGCGATTCGACATGGCGTTTTTTTATGAATGCCTTCACCATGCCGTACGCCCTTGGAGCGTGCTTGAACGTGTCGGCAAATTCGTCAAGCCCGGTGGCAAGATCGTAGTCGCGGGCGAGCCGATCAACGATCAATGGCGGCATTGGGGCATACGCACGACGGATCCCCTAGCTCTCTACTGCATCCGTAAATTCGGCTGGTTCGAAAGCGGCTGGTCCATGCCATTCCTACATGCGGCTTTTGACCGTGCTGGCTTTCGACTGGCAATTGCTCACGGTGTTGGCATCGACAACGGGCCGATAGGCGTCGCAGTCAGGAAAGATGAACCGGACCAGCATGATTTCACGATTGCTCTGCCGTACATGACGGCGCTCAGCCAGCTTCACGAGAGCTTGGCGAAGCGGTCCACCGAGCCACTCCGCCGCCCTGCGAGGATGCTAGCGCCGCTCCTTCGACTTTTCGGGTTGTAAGGTCAACGCACCACCGTCTTAGCTGTCAGCGTGCCTGGGTGCGATATTCACGCAACCCTCCCCGCCCCGTTGACCGCTCCAAAGGCGGCGATGTCAGGGGCGGAAAAGTGTGGGGACCGGTGAAGGTTCCAGGCAGAGAGCCAGATTATGGCGAACTGATACGGGTGACGCAGGCTGGCGTCAGGATGGCCCGTCTCAAGTTGGAGCGTGATGTATTTTCGCGGCTAGGTTGCCGATGCTGTGGTTCTGCTCTAACGCTGGTGGACACTGGAGGGAACCGGCCATGATCAGAGAGATCGCGCGAAACACTCTGCCTCTTGGTCTGCGAATCGCCGTGCGAAAGTACTTTCCGCCTGACCCGCGTCGTGTCGCAATTGCCGACTTGGCGAGTCGCATCCGAGCAGCGGATCATACTAAAACACCGAACGCGGCAAGTGAGCCGGCCACCATCAAGGAAGACGTCCTGCTGGCCCCAGAGGTCAGTGTGGAGGCGGTAAGGCCGGAGCCAGCTATCGCTCCGATAACAGCGCCACGGGCGTCAAGGCCGATTTCATCGCTCAAGGAATTCGACAGCGTTCTTGCTGACGTCAAGGCCTTGCCGACAGAGTTGGAGCGCGTGAAGGTGCTTGCCAACTGCCATTTGGCCGACCCCAGCATCGTGACGATGCCGGAGGATCCCTTCTCGCCGGAGTACCATCAGCGCGTCCTCGAAATCTACTACAAGCTCTCCAATCGCAAAGAGTACAGCGCGGCCGAGTGCGAGCGAAGCCCGATTAACGTCGAAAGGACGATCTTGAAACCCGGCGTTTACACGCACGATGGCGGGTTCCTTGGGAACTACCTCGAAGCATACGGTCAGATCATCAAGCAGATGAATGTGAAGCCGGGAATGCGGATTTTGGAGTATGGCCCAGGTGACGGGCAGATATCATTGTATCTGGCAAGGCTCGGCTGCGATGTCACTGTCGTGGATGTTGACCAGGCTTATCTTTCCATCATCCAGGGGCAGGCCCAACGGCTCGGCGTATCCATCAAGACCGTGCATGGCGACTTCCTGACCGGAGTCGATTTCGAGCCGTTTGACCGCATTTTCTTCTTCCAGGCCTTTCATCATTCGCTAGTTCACCAAGAAGCCCTGCAACAGATGCGCGGTATGTTGAACCCTGGGGGCTTTCTTCTCTTTGCCGCTGAGCCGATCATCGATCCCGCCGGCTATTGGGCTGATGCGGTTCCCTACCCGTGGGGACCTCGTCTCGACGGATTATCCCTCAGAGCCATCATGGCTCACGGCTGGATGGAACTAGGCTTCCATGAGTCATATTTTCGCGAGGCGCTTACGCGCGCCGGATGGATACCCGGCAAATATGATTCGCCCACTAATGGTCTGGGCAATTGCTATTTTGGTCGGCTCACCGTTGATTAAAACCACGCGCTAACAATCCAGTGGCCGAGAGGCGGAGCCTTACCTGGAACCGCTTGCCTAGGTCCTCGCGGACGCCCTGCGCAGTACCGCACCGGTTCTGTATGTCGGCACAACTATAATTCGAGCCAACCTAAGTACCGAGATCGACTGCTCCATCCGCGGCACGGCTACGGAATTACTTGGATGACTATGCTGAAAGCTGCCAATTGCCAACCGCGGCGTGAAAAGCTGTCCTAGCTGAATGCGTCGGATGGTAGTGGCATATCGGTTTCGAGCTAAGCGGTTGCCTCGCCAGCCTTTGCGCCCTGTGACATCAAGCGCGTCAATCTTGATGCTGAGAATCGCAACAGCTGAATTGCAAAGGACAATCAGAGGGAATTGGGCGCTGCCTCTCTGTGCACAGCGTTGGCGCTTATCTAACTCGCCTAGCCCTGATGATGCCAAATACACTGCAAGTGCTGACAGCGAAGACGGCATTCGCCACTGCAAAGACATTGGTATTCCCACTTACGGATATCCGTAGTGGCGGTATAGCGAGGCCAATGGTAGACAAGGTGTTGAACGAAGTCGCCCCTGTGAATGGAAGTCCGACTTGTCTACCGAGAGTGTTGTCCAACGTCGCCGTGGTGAGCGAGAGCGAGCCGATCAGGACTGTCAACGTCGTTGCTGCACCGCCCTTGAATTCAAACACGACATCGACGTCCCAGTCGCCGGCAGTCATCGCCAATGTTCCCATGTTTGCTGAAACACTATTGGTCAGTGCGACGGCCGACCCGGTGGCGACCACCGTTTCCAGATACTCTCCCACATTGCCGGCTACGGCGTTGTCATTTGTCGCGGTGCCGACGATCTGACCGTTGTCGTTGGCGGTCGAGGGTAGATTGCCGTTAACTTTCTTGGAGGACGCCGCCGTGTGGCCAGTGATCGCACCGCCGGCGTTACCCTGGAGGTCAACGCCCTTGATGATATACTTGTCGTTGGAGCCACCTAGGCCGATGCCGAAACCACCATTGCCAGTAAGGCCGTGACCGTCGCCGATCTTGCCACCAACAACGCGGAACTTTTGAACGCCGCTGCCGAATTGCAAACCATGGTTTCCGTTCTGGCACACGGCGGCGTTGATGAAAGAAATGTTTGAAACACCGCTGTCGACGGCATTAAAGCCGAAGGATCCATTCAAAAAGATGTGTGGGTTAATGAAGTCGATACCGTTAATGGTACCGCCCGCAGAGGTCTGCAAACGAATCCCTTCATTGGCCGACGACGAAAACCAGCATTGATCGAATATGCATCTTGACACTGCGCCGCCGGCCGCATCGATAAGAAGCGCCCGCTGAGAGGTGTCAAAAAAGCAATCATTCGCCCACAAGGAATTAATGCCTGCCGCGCCTGGGCTTAGGCAGAGATCATTCCCTCCGTGGATGATTTGGCATTCTGCCAGAGTAAGATCACCGCAGGCACTGACGAAAATACCGGCGAACGGCTGCGATGCATTAGGAGCATCCATCAGGATATCGGAAACGGACAGGTCGAAACCACCCTCGATCCGAATGCCGATACCAGAAGTTGCGACAGTGTTGATGATGTAGCCTCTCTCGATCGAGACGGAGGCAGGACCGTTGGCGATACGGACGCCTTGAAACGGCGAGTCCATATAGAAGTTTTTTAGCAAAAAGCGGCTAGCGCTGGCCTGTGCGTTGACATAGTTGCCGCCCGTGCGAGGCACGGACGACTTGAACGCCAGATCGCGGATCGAAACAAAGGAGGCCGCGACATCAATTACGTTGGCCGTCGCGGAAGTCGTGCGAAGCACGGTAGCGCTGCCCTGACCCGCAAACGTAACGTTGGCTGCCAGCGGGATGACTGTGCCGTCGACATCGAACACGCCAGCCGGAAGTTCAACCAGTGCGCCATTGGCGCCAGCTGCGTTTACGGCGTTGTTGATCGCAGCACGATTGACAGCACCACTGGCTGCCGTACTGGCGCCAAAATGCGTTGGCCTGATCCGCTCCTTGAGCACGGCTGGGATGGCAAGGGCGACGGCACCTGTTTCCGAACGCTGGAAGAAGCTGCCGTTCTGAATCGCCTGCTTCGTCTGCAGCGGCGACATGATTTTGTTGGAAATGGCGCCAGCTTCCGCCTCGGCCTGGCTGGCGTATGTGATCGTAGCCGCCGACGCGGCCGCCGACGAAGCCGAGCCGGCGGCAGCGGTCGCTGAATTCCCCGCATTGGTCGCGGATGTCGCAGCACTTGATGCCGAGCCGGCCGCCGCCGTGGCCGAATTGCCGGCGTTGGTCGCGCTGGTGGCGGCCGCGGATGCCGAGCCCGACGCGGCAGTGGCCGAGTTGCCGGCATTCGTTGCGGAGGTCGCGGCATTGCTTGCACTCGTCGATGCGGCAGTGGCCGATCCGGCCGCCGCGGAAGCACTGCCGGCCGCGGCCGTCGCGGCCGCTTGCGCATCGCCCAGCGTGTCGTCGGACAAATAAAGCGACAGCGTGATGTTGTCGGTGCCGATCACCGGCTCATCGGTCTGGAATGAAAAGACCATGCCGGCATTTATCCCGCCCGCCTGAATGTGGACTGTCGTCCCCTTCTGCAGGGTGCGCGAGGTGCGGGCGTCGGCGGCGCGGAACCAGTGGCCCTCGCTTGCCGTATAGATGCCGTTCTGGCGCGCATCGGTCTGAGCCCTCACCAGGACGCGATCGCCGACTTCGAGCTGTATGGTGTCGATCACCTGCAGCCCGTAGAGGATCTTGTCTGCCGAGGTCGCCACACGGCAGGGTTCGCGCTCACCGGACAACAGGCGAACGGCGGCGGTTGCAGGTCGGGCCATAAGGCTTGCTCCATGAAAAAAGCCCCGCGAAAGCGAGGCTTGAGGATTTCGGGTCGGTTGGCAGGCTGGCAATGGATGGACAAAACGGGCTCGCCGGCCAAACGTGGCGGATCGACCGCGTCCGGATCCATGCCCATCAGCGGACTGTTCTTGAGATTACGGACTCTCAAAGCATCCAGCGTTCAAGGACCGCTTTTCGCCGGCGCGGCCGGCTTGCCGAGGGCCTTGATGTCATCCCAGGAATAGGACACCGGCGAGCCATCGGTCCTTTGGACGGGCGTCCCATCCTTGTCGTAAAGGGTGAGGCCGGACTCGTCGGGCGACGTGACCCAGAAACCCCTGGTCCGCACCCTGTGGGCGTAAGCGGCGCGGGTCGTCTGCTCGTCATGGCGCGAGGGCGGCAGTATCACCCCCTTTGCATCGAACTGGCTGATCACCAGTGCGGCATTGCTGGAAATTGCCTTTGCGTCCTGTTCGATCGGGATGCGGTAAGTGTCCTTGATCGTATAGGCGCGCTCGATGAGGTCGACATAGGCGCGATGGACGGCGGCGTTCGGCTCTTCGTTGCGGGCATATTTCAGCGACAGCAGATAGAGCCCCTCCTGGAATGCCAGCAGCGTGCGCGCGCCGCTTGCGCCGTTGTTTGCCAGCGTGTCGCCGAACCTCTCGACATAGATGCGCGAGAGATCCCGCAGCGCCGGCAGCTTGTCGGATGAGACCAGCTTTTCGAGGTCAACCGTGCCTGTCTGTGCGGCGGATGCCAGGTCCTCGCGCGCTTTCTTCTGGCTTGGCCTGTTCATCGCGCCGACCACCAGCGCCGCGCCCGGCAGCCCCCTGGTGGCCGCAAGCTCGCCATGGACCCGCGGCCAGCTCTTGCCCCATTGCGTCTCCAGCGCCACCATCAGGTCGGCGGCATTCTGGCTGCCCTGCCGCGGGTCGTTGAAGCGCGCCACATAATCGGCAGCCTGTGCTGCCGGCAGGACGCGCTGCGAGGCCTTGGGAACGCCCAGCCGCGCCTGCTCCGCCAGCGTGGCGGACGCATAGGCCTGCGCGGCTGCCGGATCCTGGGAGCCGGCCGTCGCCTGGTATGCCGAGGCGATCGCCGGCTGACGCATGACATAGGTTGCAGGGTCCGCCTTGATCGCGTTGTCGCGGTCGGCGAGAGCGGCCCGCAGGCCATTGAGGTCCTGCGCCTCTTGCCGGTAGTTTTCCGGTGTTTCCATCAGTTTCTGGCGTGCGCCCAGGATCTGCTGGACCTCGTCGGGTCCGGCCAGTTCAAGGGCCTTGGCATCGGCGCCGTAGGAAGCGGCGTCCGTTATCTGCTGCTTGAGCACGGCAGCGCGCTCGGGCGGCAGGCTGCCGCCGATCTGGTCCTGGCTGTAGGCGCCGCCCAGCCGCGGCGTGTTGCCGGCCCTGAGATAGGCAATGTAATCCTGAGTGCCGCTTTCGTAGCGCGCCGTGTTCCGCACGGTCTGTGCATCGGCCTGCCGTGCAAGCTCGATCCTGCGCTCCAGCGGAATGTTGGCGTATTGCGCACTGGCCTGCCCGGCGCCCGGCGCCGACCCGGCGGCGATCCTGTTGGCGAAATCGCCGTCACCCATGCCTTTCAACCCTTCCCACGTCTGGGAAAGCGTGCGGCGAATACCGGCCTGGACATTGGCATCAGGTGATTTCAGGTCGCCGAGGAGATCGCGCCCGGTGTGCGACTGGTAGTCCTGCCGCGCCAGCCACCATGCCGCCTTGTCCTGGCTCTCCGGCGAAAAATCCTTCAGGCCAAGCGCACGCGCCGCACGGTCCCACGTGCCCTTGACAAACTGGTATTTGCCGGCCGCCGTGGACTGCCTGCCGTCCCGTGTCGGTTCGGCGATGTTCGGGTGCCGCGACAGGTCGCTGAATTTCGACCCGCCATTCGGGGTGTAGCGGATATCGTACTGGCCCCCGCTTTCCGGGCCGGCGATCGTCTCCAGCAGTGCGGCGCCCTCGGCGGGAATAGCCCTGGCGACGCCCCCTGCCCTGGGTGCCAATCCAAGCGCCGCCGGCGCCGTCCCTGCAAAGGAAGGATCCCTGGTCAGCCTGCCTTGAAACCGCGCCTCCTCCGACTTTGCCAGCCAGTCGGCGCGGGCGGCATCCTTGTAGAGCGCCGGCTTGCCGCTGGAATTGATGAAATCCAGACCGTTCTGCTTGAGCGTCTCGATGGCCTTTGCATCTTGCGGATTGGTCGCGGCGATCGAATTCAAGGTGCGGTTCTGCTGCCGGGCAATCTCGACATCGTAATATTTCTGCTCGGCATCGTACTGGACCGTGGCAAGCCGTTGCGAGCCCTGCTTGCGGTAGAGCTCGCGCCTGGCCTCGAAGTCCGCGCGTTGGCTCCCGGGCATCCTGTCGCGGTAGATGTCGAAGAGCCTGTCGAAGCTGCCCGGTTTGACGGCGCGCTGGGTGACCGGATCGATCTGGCCATAGACGCTGTCATGCAGCCCGTTGCCATCGGCCGGCGCGCCACGCACCGCCTCGTCCTCCAGGCTCGACAGGTCGGCACCGAATTCAGCTTCGCGGATCTTGCCGTCGAACTGGTCCTTCCGCGCCTGCTTCTGCTGGACCAGCGCGGCCGCCCGCCGCAGTTCGTCGCCCAGGCCCTGCATGGCGACGCCGACCGGCGATCCCTGGGGATATTGCACGACGCCGCCGGTATCGAGCCGGCGCTGGGCAAGCTGGAGGGGAATGGTTGCCATTGGATTGGAATCCCTGTGTCAGGAGCTGCCGGGAACGCGGAGGTGCAAATCTGGATTTTCGAAAGATCGCCCGCCGCCTTGAGGATCTATGCCGTGACAGCCTGCTTGCTGAAGAAGCGCGAGATATCGGCCTGGATGCCGTGATCGTTCTGGCGCGGCAACCATACTGGATCACCTTGATGTCCGCCCCGGGCACTCACGGGGTGGGTTAAGCTCCATGAAAAAGCCCCGCGAAAGCGAGGCTTGGAGCTGGTCAGTTGCGAGCTGGCAATGGCCGGATGGAACGGGCGCCTCGGCCAACTTGGCCAACCACGTCGGCCAGAAAACAGCATTCAAATCCCGAAATTTTCATCGACGAACATCTCGGAAAACTTCTGTGGAGAAAGCGTTACGTCGTTGTCGCGAGCAATTTCAAGGTTTCTTGCCCATAGCTTTCGTATTTCCGCCGGTATTCCCTCGGACAAATGAACCGATGCGGCAATTGCACCTTGCCACTGTCCATCGCCGCCATAGAGAGCGTGCAGTTTGGGAGCCATCGCCTTCAAGGATTTATCTGCGTCTTCGGGCAATTCTCCAATCGCCCACAAAACATAAAATTCCAGAAGTTTGACTAGCGGCTTACCGTCGTAACGCGAATTCTTTTCCATTCTATTACCTATGCGTCATTTGTGGCGTATTCTATAAGCCTCTGACAAGTCTCCGACAGGCTAGGTTTTTCTGTCAGTGAGGCAAGCCAGCCTTCAATCACCTCTCTGGAGATGAATATCTCAAGAAAATATTCCAACCCAGCTTCGATGGCCTCCGGTGGCGATTTTCCGGTGTCCAGCCCGGTAGCAACCATCGCATCGGAATCCTCGGTCCAAGGCTCCGACGCATAAATCGTGTCGTACTCATCAAACTCCGACAGCCTTTCGACTATCTCTATCAGCCTGCCTACTTTCCCCATCGAGAAAACCCTCCTTTGCCATTCGGATACAGAACCTTCTGGAAGATGGTACCAGGATCATGTTGAGATCTAGGGACGAGTTGAATTACGGTGACAGTGCATTTTATCCATGGCTCAGTCCGCTGGTTCACGCCGGCGATATGGGTGCGACCGATAAAAATGCACTGTCACCGCAATTTCGAAAGCATCGGCCGGCTGGTGGGCGACGAAGCATTGCTAGAATCGGACTGGACAAACGCGCAGAACCCTGAAACCCCGGAAACGAGGCGGGCGGCGAGAGGAAATTAGTACACTGTCATCGTAGTTCGTAGTTCACCGTAATTCATTTCCCTCAGATCGGGCGGCTGATAGGCGAGGAAACGTCTGGATCGATTTGCCGCAATCGTGCGTGCTATCTTTTAAGCTCCGGCAAGATCTTCTCGTCGAGAAATTTGAGGCGGCCGGCCAGCATTTCGGCATTGGCGGGATTTGCGTCGACATTGACCGGTATCAATTTCGCCACCGACTTTCCCGTGCGCGCTGCGTCGACCCAGTCTTCCAGCGCGCCGATATAACCATCCAGCGCCTCAAAAGGGGTCTTTCCGTCATCAGCTGGCAGGTATGTCGGCGGTACATCCCCGACGATCACCCAAGTCCATGGGTTCACATCCGGTCGGTTGGTCTCTATCTCGAAAAGGAAAATATAGATTATCCCTTCCGCGCCATAGCCAAGATATTCGCCTTTGATGGCCGATACCCAAGTGTAGAATTCGAGATACTGACGCGCCTCGAGCCGGGCAGAATCGAGCTCGTCGTCGCCGGTGCTGATATTGGCCGAGGGCAGGCGTGTGACGCTGCTCAAGTCGGGTTTGGCATTGTTCTCCATGACTAACTCCCTTGCCACTTTTGTCTGGCCCAGCGCGAGTGGTCTCCGGCATCCCGATGCCGCTTTATGTGGTCGGCCCTGGCGGGAGGTCGAATATTTGATACGTGATCTGGCCCACCGTCAGCCAGTGGAATCTCATGGGACACATCCATATTTCGGCCTGTGGCTGTATCCTTAGGCCAAGGCTGACCATGCTTCAGTTCCCACTCCTTACGGAGAGCCTTATTGGTGGTGTATCGCCCGGGATGAATCCAGCTAAAAGCACCTACTTCGACAGTCTCGGTGGGCAAACCCACAGCGCTGCCTGAATTGCCGGCATTGGCCCCTTTTATCTGTGTATCGCCAACGTCGACGGAAACTTGGGGAACCGCAGCTTCTGAGCTGGCAATGGGTGCCTCATCGACGGAACGCTCGGCGAGCCTCGCCACCACCTGCCGGCCAATCGCACTGAGCCCCTCGGCTAAAACATTGCCGCCCGCCCCCAAGAGCGCCCCAATGCCCATATCGCGCACGATGTCCCGGCCGTTCAGCGCGGCATCAACGCCACCGAACACGGCGCCATCGGCGGCCATGCCAGCGCTTCGCGCGAAGAGACCTGGCAGGCCCTCCAGCGCCTCAGCTCCGAACTTTCCCGTGAAGGTAAGTCCCGCGCCCTGAAGGCCATGGCCGGTTGCGAAAGCGCCGAGCAGTTTCGCGGCCGAGCCAGCCGAGCCGGCACGATCCTCCGCGTCCTCGCTTTCAGCTTGCTCGGCCGCCAGCAGCTCGCCGTAGCTCTTGTCGGAGACGAGCCAATTCATCCCGGCGGCGAACTTATCGGCCTGGTCGAATGTCGCGCCGTTGGCCATGAGCCTGACGCTGTCGTTCACAGCCGCAATCGGCTTTTGCCACCATGAGCCAGCGTTGAACCGCACCCAGGCGGGGTGCTGCGCCATCTCGATCAAGCCAGCCTCGAGGGCTTTCCCCCGGGCTTCCATCTCAGCTGGCGTGACCTTCGGGTTGTTTGACGCGTTTTGACGCAGGCGATCCAAGGCGGACTGGAAAACCTGTCCGGCCAAGAGGAAGCGAGCCTCCGGGTCGCGCACTGCCCTGAGTATCTCACTCAGGTCGATGATGCGCTGTTGCAACGGCACGCTCTCATCGACGTATCTCGCCCCGAGGCTGTCGGAGATCGCCTGCGGAACCGCCAAAACCCTGCCGAAGCCCATCTGCTGTTGAGCAGCCCTGGTCCACGTGATGGCGGCTTGAAAATCCTGGGGCGTTGAGACCTTGCTCCAGTCAGGAGCCATGCCGGGGGATATCTGGCTGATGTAGGCGACAGGATCGGCGTCGCGGGCGCCGAGGATCAGCTGGGCGGCGCCGGCTCTTACTTCGTAGCGTTCGCGCTCTTCCGGCGAGCCGTCGGGTCCAGGTTCGAGATCCCGAAGCTCGGCATGTATGGCCTGGTTCGGCGCCCGATACATGTCGAAGAAAGACTTGGCGACGCCGGCCGTCGTCCTGAACTGATCGAAATGCTTCGGACCCTGTTCGGCACCGTAGATGTTGACGAAATCCTGTGCGGTCGGCTGCTCCTCGGGATAGGTGCCCGTGGCCGCGATGACAGCCGGCGCGTTCTGCTCCGCAAGCTGAACCCTCGCACGTGCGCCGATGAACTGGGCCGCGGTCGCGGTGTTGGCGGGATCCTGTAGCGCTGCGACGTCACTGGGCTTCAGGTAGGTGATGGCATCGAGTGGGATGGCTGTCTTGTCATCCGGCGTCGCCGAGTCGTTTTCGCCGAATGCGACGCGGTCCTCCTTCGCCGCAAACATGTCGGCGCCGGCGGCCTCAACATCGGCGCTGGTGATCCCCCAGAACCCCGATCCTTCCTGCGTCCCCGCTCCATGCCGACCCGCGAGCCTGACGAGCAGGTCATCGGCGAGAGAATTCGGCTGCGGCGGCTGCGCGCCGAGCATCGTGTACGGCTGCATCGCCGTCCCACCAAATGGCCCTGTCGCATCTGCGTACGTCGTGGCCTGAGGCGGAGGTCGGAGCGTGATTTCCGTGAAAATGGTCATATGGTCTGCACCGTTGGTTGCGCGCCTGCGCGGACACGCTCCTCGCGGAGCGCGATCGAGAAATCCGAGGGTGGTGGATCGGCGGATTGTTCTTGGGGTCGCGGCCTTCAAAGGATCCGGCGTTCACGGACCGCTGGTGGCCGGCCGAACAGGCTTGTGCATGTCAGGAGCGGGCCGCGGCGATGCTGCTGCCGCCATGCGTCGCGTGCCAACCATGCGCATCGTCTCTTCTGCCCGGCGAATGCGGCTCGCTGGCTCTCGCCGACAGGCGATCCTCGGGAACAGCATCGCCGGTATCGAGCCGGCGCTGAGGTCACATGGCGAGGTATCGTCGCGTCCGAGCCTCCCGTCAGGGGTCACGGGAACGTGGGGGTGCCCATTTTGATTTTCGAAAGACCATCGACGAGATTGCCGCCCGCCTTGAAGATCGAGGCCGTCACCGCCTGCTTGCCTGAAAAGCGCGAGATCGCGGCCTGGGTGTTGAGATTGTTCTGGAGCAGCTGCGAGCCGTACTGGATCGCCTCGATGTCCGCCCCGCACGACACCTCACGGGGCGGGCTACAAGGCTTGCTCCATGAAAAATGCCCCGCCAAAGCGAGGCTTGGGATCAGGAAACGTCTTGATAGAATTGCCGCAGCCGTGCGTACTATCTCTTAAGCTCCGGCAAGATCTTCTCGTCGAGAAATTTGAGGCGACCGGCCGATGGCCCAGAGCACATAAAGCTGCAGCAGCCTAAGCGGCGGCTGTCCATCATAACGTGGGTTAGTCGCCATTTTCCCCTCACGCATCATTGATGGCGTATTCGATGAGTCTTTGGCAGATGGCGACAGGCTGGGCTTTTCTTCCAGCGACGCGACCCAGGCCTCGGTAAATTCGATCGCGATGAATATCTCGATGAAATATGTAAGCCCCGCTTTGGCTGCCGCCTTCGGAGGCGCCGTGCTATAGTCGGGCGGGGTCGCAACCATTGCATTGGAATCTTCAGTCCAAGGCTCCGCCACGTAAATCGTGTCATCCTCGTCGAAATCTGAGAGCCTTCCAGCACTGTCCAATAGCTTGATTATTTTCCCCATAGAACAAATCCTCCTCGGCCATTCGGATGCAGTACCTTCTGGAAGATAGTCCCAGGATCGTGTTGATATCTAGAGACGAATTGCATCACACCGACGGTTAGAGGGATTTGCATAATGATCGTCCGAAGCGGGTCATGGCCTCCGCAAAGTCAGTGCTCCTTGCACCCTATTCCCCGTTTCGCTCCGCCTTTTCCAGTGCCGCCTTACGCTGAATTTCGATGGTTCGATTCCAGAAGCGCACCACTTCAAAATGCTCTTGTCTGGTCAACCACGGCGCGGCCTGTTGCCGATGAACCTCACGAGGCAGAATATTCTTCCTGGACGTGTCGATCAGAATACCAAACCTCACTGGAGAGGCCGGTCAGCGTTGCATCGCAGAAACACCAAAAAGCGCGATCCGTTACTGTTCGTAAGGTTCGACTACTGCAAACGGTATTCCCAACGACTCCAACAAATCAAGAATGCGTTTCGAGATAACGAGGCGATAGTTTGCTGCGATCCCGAAGTCGTCGCGGCCGGCCTTCCCATTCACTTTCAACCAGACGAAAGGTGGAAGTTCCTGCCCAGGTTGATATTCATGAAACTCTTCGGATGTAGTCACTTCGGCTTCAGCGAATGTCGCACCTGAAAAGCCTATCTGCTGCAATGCGCGCTGGTTTCTTCGGTGACGAGGTAACACGGGAACGTCGTAACGAGCACATCACCGGTCCAGCCCTGTACCACGTAGTGGAGCTTGGTCACAATCGGAGGATGGACACTGGAGTCCAAAACGGTGTTTTTGCCAAGCCCACCAGCCACATCAGGTCTAATATAGAAATACTGCATTATCCACCTATTGGATAGGAGACAGCATCGCCGGTATCGAGCCGGCGCTGAGGTATCGTCGCATCAGGAGATGCCCCCGCGGGAACGCAACACTTCATCTTCGAAGTAACGGAAGAACGTTTTCGTCGAGGAATTTGAGGCGCCCACCCAACATCTCGGCATAGGCGGGCGTGGCCGGCACGTTTACAGGTATAATGTCTTCGACCGATTTTCCGTCGCGTGCGGCTTCGACCCACTCTTCCATGGCGCCAATGTAGCCGTCCAGGGCTACATAGGGCGTCTTGGCATGGTGGCAGCTAATATAAGCCGAAGGCACGTCGCCAACGATCACCCATGTCCATGACGGTACATTCGGCTTGGCGGGCACGAACTCGAAGAGAAAGACGTATATGACGCCGTCGAGTCGATATCCAAGATATTCACCTTTGATAGCCGATACCCAGTTGTGAGATTCCAAATATCTTCGCGCATCACGGCGGGCACCCTCGAATTCGACGCGGCCACGCCGATGGCCGGGCGGCAGAGGCTCTACGCTATTCAGATCAGGGCTGGCATCATCGACGCTTGTTGTCACGGTTTTGACCCTCTGTTACCTCTGCTCCAGCTGCCCCAAATCTTAAAGTGGCCCTGTTCTTTGTGATGCATGACGTGGTCGGCCCTACTGAGAGGCTCATAGTTCCACACATCGTCTGTCCCGCCTGCAGAACGTGGACGCTTATGATGGAGATCCATATTCCGGCCTGTATTGGGATCTTTGGGCCAATCCTGATTGTACTCCACTTCCCATTTCTTACGAAGATGCTTGGAACGGCCTCCGAGCCAGCCTGGCAACTCGTCGTGAATTACCGTTGACTTTTCCCTCAAAAATTGAGTGCCGGCCCCCCATAGCGCGCCGGAAGCCATGCCGCTACTGATCGACTCATCACGACCGGTCGCTTCGACTCCGCCATAGGCCGCCCCCTCAGCGCCCATAAGACCCATGCGTGCGAGAAGGCCGGACAAGCCTCCCATGTCGGCTGTGCCGAACCTTCCACTGAGGGTGATACCGGCCTCTCCAAGACCGCGGCCAGTCAGATACGCACCGAGTGCCTCCGCAGCCTTCCCAGCAGACCCAGCTCGATCTCTCGCATTTTGAGTTCCGGTACGCTCAGCCGCGAGTTCTTCTTCGTAGTTGCCTCCCGCAATCAATGAATTCATCAGGGCGGCAAACTTGTCGGAATACCCAAAGGTCGCACCATCCGCCATCAGGCGTACGGTGTCGTTGAGAGCGACAAGCGGCTTCAGGCCCATAGGCAGCGCGTCGAAGGCCGCGAGGTTGCGGTTCACGCGTTCTTCTGCGGACACGGGAACGGAGTTGCTGGCGATGCTTCGCGCAATCCGAAACTGGTTCTCGTCGCTCAGTTGCAGCGCCATGGCTGCCAGAACACCCCGATCGGACGTGCCCGCGAACAAATCCTGCAGCACGTCGTCCCGCTCACGTTGCGAGATTTTCTCATCGTTCAAGGTGTCGACTAGGTTTTTGACGATAGAAGACGGCAGCGGCTGGACTTGCTTGATTCCAAGCTGCAACTGCACCGCGACCGAGCGGGCGATTGCCTTTTGGTATGCTGCCGGATCGTAGCTGCCCTCGCTCGATACCGCGTTCCAGTCTGCGTCCGCTGTCGGGTCGATTTTTCGCACGAAATCGGCGGGAGCGGCGGCACGAGCCTGCAAAACCTGCCTGGCGGCGGTCGCTGTTATGTCAAACTCTGCCTGATCCTGCTCCGGAGTTGCACTGCCTGGCTTTGGCGTGGCCGCAAGTAGCTTCGCATCGATGGCATCTTTCGGCATTCTGACCATGTCGAATGCCTGGCGACCAACCTGGAACGTCCGTTCGAGGTCCAGAGACTGTTTGCCACCCTCCTCGGCTCCGTAGACCGCGGCAAAGTCTGCATCGTTAGAGCCGGCGGCCTGTACATCGGAGCTGGTGATCCCCCAGAACCCCGACCCTTCCGCCGCCCTCGCCCCATAGCGACCGTCGAGCCTGACGAGCAGGTCATCCGCGAGGGAGTTCGATTGCAGCGGCTGCGCGCCGAGCATCGTCTGCGGCTGCGCCACCGCCCCGGAAAATGGCCCTGTCGCATCTGCGTACGTCGTGGCCTGAGGCGAGCGTCGGAGTGTGATTTCCGTGAAAATGGTCATGTGCTCTGCACCGTTGGTCGAGCGCGCGCGGACACGCTCCTTGCGGAGCGCGATCGAGAAACCCGAGGGCGGATCGGCGGATTGTTCTTGGGGTCGCGGCCTTCAAAGGATCCGGCGTTCACGGACCGCTGGTGGCCGGCCGAAGCGGCTTGTGCATGTCAGGAAGCGGGCCGCGGCGTTGCGGCTGCCGCCGCGCCATGCGTCGCGTGCCCTGCGCTTCGTCTCTTCTGTTTGGCGAAAGCGGCTCGCTGGCTGTCGCCGACAGGCGATTCCTCGGGATAGGAGACAGCATCGCCGGCATCGAGCCGGCGCTGAGGTATCGTCGCATCCGAGAGGACGCCCTGCGTCAGCGTCACTGGAGCGCGGAATTGCCCATTTTGATTTTCGAAAGACCATCGACGAGATTGCCGCCCGCCTTGAAGATCGAGGCCGTCACCGCCTGCTTGCCGGAGAAGCGCGAGATGGCGGCCTGGGTGTTGAGATTGTTCTGCCGCAGCTGCGAGCCGTACTGGATCGCCTTGATGTCGAGCTGGCCCTGCCGGGCATTGGCGGCCAGCACCTCGGTCGGCGAGCCGGCTATGCCAACGCCCGACGCGCCGGCCTGGGCGCGCGCCTGGGCCTGCAGCAAATCCTGCTTGTGCCGCTCCTGGCTTTGCTCGAAGGCGGCACTTTGCGCGTCGGCCTGCGCCTGTTGCTCATAGGCCTTGGCCTGATAGTCGGCCAACTGCTTCTGCTGCTGGCCTTCGACCAGCGCGCCGCCGACCGAAAGGGCCGTGCCGATAAGGGCAAGTATACACATGGCTCAGCCTCGTTCCCTAAAGGAGGGGCTTGCGGGAATGAACTTGCTTTTGACGCCGTCCACCGGCGCGCCGAGTGCCGGGCGCGGGTCGAGCGCGCCGCCGGGGCTGAGGAAGGACAAAAGCAGCCTGTCGGCCTGCAACGCCGGCCGGCTCAGCCGTGCGGGTGCGGCGGCGCGGGGGCCGGTCATGGCGGCGCGGCGCGTGGTGGTCAGGTTCACCTTCAGCTCGCTGACGCCGGCGGCGTCGAACAGGCCATTGGCGGTGGCGATGCCGCGGGCCAGCGTATCGGCCTCGAACAGTTCCTGGCGCAATTGCTCGACCAGCCGGTGGACGCTGCGCCAGCGCTTGCCAAGCGCTGCCGTCCTGGCTTTGATCTCCTCGCCAAGCGCGGCGATGTCGGCGCGGGCCTCGCCGCGCGCGGCCTCGGCGCGGCGCTCGCCGGCGGCGTCGATGGTTTTTTCCAGCAGTGCGATCTGGTCGTTGCAGTCGTCGAGTGCCGCACGCGCCGCCGCCAGGTCGCCGTCGCCGAAGACCGCGCGGTCCTCGGCTTCAGCCAGTGCGCTTTTGCGGGCGAGCGCGTCATTGAGGTCGGTATCGAGCAAGGCGATGACGGCAGCGAATTCGGCAGCCGTCCGCGCCCTGCCGAGAATTTCGGCATGGGGGGATGTCATTGGGTGGGTCCTTTGGTGGGGGTGTTATCTCCCCCCTCGAGGGGGAGATGTCGCCGAAGGCGACAGGGGGGGTCGGTTCGACCGGGTGCCAACCTTCTTCGGTCGCAGGAGGCCGCGCCCAGTCGAACCGACCCCCTCTGGCCTGCCGGCCATCTCCCCCTCGAGGGGGGAGATCATCAACTTCAGCGCCTCGCCCTACGGCTCGGCGTCAAACACCGGCGTGAACGCCCGGATCGTGCAGGGCGTCGGGTTGACATGGCGGATGCGCACCCGGCCCTGCCCTTCCCAGCCGTCGTCGATCGGCACTTCGACATTGCCGGTGAACAGCGTTGCCCGGCCATCGGGCGCGACGATCGAGGGCATGCGCACCGGCTCCCAGCGGCCGCGCATGAAGGACTGCACCTGGAGCCCCGTTGTGTCGGTCTCGAGCAGCGACAGGATCGCTTTCGCAACCTTCTTGCGGCGGCCGATGATGGAGCCGTCGCGGCCGCCGACATCGAGCTCCAGCGTATCGGCGCCCGCCGCATAGGGCAGGCCGAGCTGCCATTTGGCGGCGGTCGCGCCGCCCGGCAGCGTCACCGTGCCGCCGCCGCTGACGGTCAGGCCGCGATAGACCTTGCCGTCCGCCAGCACGTCGACGGACTGGCCGGCGAGATGCATCGCCCCGCCGACCGTCGTCACCGCGGCGCCCGTATAGGTCAGGCCGCAATCGACCTCGAAGGCGTCGGCGATGGCGCCATATTCGAACGGCGCGGTCTTGATCTCGATATAGCGCCTGGTCACGCCGCCAATGGTGCGCTTGACGACCAGCCAGAGGTCGTCATTGCCGTCCTGGCCGGGAGTCACCGCAGCGCTTTCGACGATTGCCCAACCGGATCCACTGAAAGTGCCGCCCAGGCGATGCCGGTGCATGCCTCTGACGTCCTGGGATGGCTGATGGGTATAGCCGCCGAGCTCACCATTATCGAGCGGGAACCACAGCAAGGGATCGGGGTCGGTCTGGAAGGCGAGCTCGACCACGCCTTGCTTGGGGATATGCTCGGAAATCTGGCCGACATCGTCGGATGTGAACCGGCTCTGCGCCGTCTGGGTCAACTCGGCGATCGATTTGCGCGATCGAGTGACATAGAGGAACGACTGGCCGGCATCGACCGGGCGGATGCGGGCGCAGCCGAAGGTGCGCGAGCGCCGGTTCTTGAACGAGGACGGCGTCAGCGCCTCGTCGATGCCGGAGCCGGACAGAGCGCGGATGCCTCCCGACGTGCCGATCATCAAGGCGCCGTCCGATTCCGCGATCCACTGGATATCGTTGGCCTGGCCGCCGCCGGCCTGGATGAACTCCAGTGCGTCGTCATCCTTCTCGCCCAGCGCGAAATTGTCGAAGTCGCCGGTCTTGGACGCATAGACCGAGAATTTGCGGCTGAAGGCGAGACGCTCCTCGTAGAGGGAACCGCTCTCGACATACTTGCCGGGCACGAACGTACCGAGCCGCCAGCGTGTGAGCGGAGAGAGGTCGGGCAAGGCGTGGCCGTAGAGCCTGACCTTGACCACTGTCGTGCTGGTGCGGCTGGTGATCTTGGCCCAGCGCCAAACATTGTCGGCGCCGAGCAGGCGGATTGATCGGCCGACATCGGTTGTCTGAAAGCCCGTGCCGCCATTGATGCCGGCCATGCCAGAGGCGGTAAGGTCGAACGGCGTCATCAGGTCGCCGTTCTCGGCCAGCGCAACTTCCGAAATCGAGGTATTGGCGGCGTCGTCACCACCCCCGCCGGAAAAGTCGAACTTGTAGTACTCATAGGTCGTCTGGTTCTGAAAATCGTAGAAGCGCACTTCCGAGCCGGACCAGCCTCGTTCGCCACTCCGGCCATCCAGCGAGACGTAATTCACGCCATCGTTTGAACCTGACAGTTTCCATTGCGTCGGCGTGTCGCCCCATTTGGCGGCATCCTCCGGCGCGGAGATCCAGTAGGCGTTCACCGCCTTTCCTTGGCCGGCAGGGAATTGGTACTGGAGAAACCCGCTGCTGCCCGACGACACAGGGACAGTGCCGGTGATCGCCCGGTCAAATACCCTCCAGCTTCCTGTGCCCGTGCCATTGTCGGTGACGGTGCCGCTGGGGGCCGTGGCGGAGGTCATCTTCGGCGTGGCGTGGCCAGTGTTCGCCGGCGTCAGCGTCGTCGGTGTGGTGTTGATTTCGTCGTAGGGGCCATCGAGAAAGTTGAAGTCTGCCAGCGACCAGGTGGTGTGCGCGGTGCGCGTCAGCACCTTCGGCGGATAGTTCTTGTGGCAGATCCACATCTGATCAGCGGATTGCACATATTGGAGGTCGAACAGATCGGCCTCGAGATAGGGCGAGGCCACCTCGACCGTTCCAACCCTGGCGCCGTAGGCATAGACGCGGATGTAGAGGTCGCCGAATTCCAGCGCGTAGGCCTGGTCGGCCGAGAAGATGAACGGGATCAGCCGCGTCTTCTTGGCCGAAATCTTGACCTCGCCGGCGAAATAGGTGCCGCCGCGCTTGCGGATGCCGCCATGCGGCAGCGTGACGAAGTTCTCGCATCGGGCCAGTGCCGCCCGATAGAAATCGAGCGAGGCGCGGGCATGCAAGCGCGGACTGATTTCACCACGGGTGAAGACATCCTGGACGGGATAAAGCGTCGTCATCAGCGTAAAGCCCTCGACATGCCTAAAGCAATTGCAGGAAAAGTGTGAGCGGTTTTCCGGTCAGGAATTGCGTCAAAACAAAGAGTTAGAGCGGTTCGCCGTTTCCATGAAACGGTGAAACGCTCTAGGATCAAAAACGAAAGTCGCCGCGCTGGCTGGACCAGGAGGCGGAGTAGAACCGGCCGCCGCGCTGGATGGCGTTGGCGTTGAGCGCCGCGTCCAGCGCCCGGTCATAGGCCGAGCGGGCAATGTCGATCATGCCCGACTTGTGGGTCAGCGGATGCGCGACCTTGATGGCCAGCGCGGCCACCAACACCTCGGTGAACAGCGCATCCCAATCGTTGGGATCGGTGAGGTTGGCGACATAGCGGATGGTCAGCGGGCCGGACTGGTCGCTGTAGATCAGCCCCGCCTCCTGGCGCCACGAGATCGGCACGCCGTCCGGCTCGCCATTGTCGGTCAAGGGCAGCGGCCGCAGGCAATCGGCCGGCAATTCATAGGCGAAGGTCAGGCCGCAATCGCTGCCGCCGGTGTCCGACCCCACCACATTGGCGCGCAGGATAGCGAACACCCAGGCATATTTGGTCAGTTCGGCTTCGCATGTCAGGTCGAAATGCAGGTTCAACAGCCGCGCCGCCTTGACGTCCTGATCGAGACTGTCGATCGGCGCTTCATCGAGCACGGCCAGCGCCATATTGGCGATATCGAGCGGGGTGGTGGCCATGGCTCAGCGCCTCGTCCATTCGGGTCGGGTCATGATTGTCTCCAGGCATGAAAAAAGCCGCTGCGAAGCGGCCTGGGGAATTTTCGAGCGAATGATTTGGTCCGCCAACGGAGCGGCCAACCTCCCCGCTCCCGGGGAAGATCGGCAGTTTCAACGCCTCTTCATTCGTTCATTGCGAAGTGGGATTAGAGCCACCGTCACGTCTTCGGAATGACAATGCCCTTCACCAGATCCAACCACGTCTTTCTGGCGATCTCGTATTCATCCTCGCTGCTATTGCAGGTTAGCGTGACCACCCCGAACGATGCCTCTTCGACCATCATCCACTGCCGCGCGTGCGAGCCCAAAAGCTTGAGACGGACAGAAGAGATAGAGACTTCCTTTCCGGCTACCGTGACGTTGGCCGGTTTGTCGACGACAACGGGATCCAGACCGGACTGGGACGCCTTGACGATAGTATTCTTGTTTATCTCGTTGCGGAATCGATCGAAGAATTCTTGCGAGGTCAGACCTGTGGGGGTCATTGTCAGAACCACATCGCAATCGCCGCCACAAGACTCACCCATGCAGGACAGGACGATGTCCTTGTCGTCGAGCGACGCCGACCACAAACTGCTGTTGTAGGATAGCGTTACACCCTTGCCAGGTTCGGAAATCTTGCCGGCAATGGCAGGCGCCACGATGGAAAGCAGGAACAGAATTGTGGCTGCAAGGCGCATGGGACAGATCGCTGCTTCTGATCTCGGAACGGCTGAGTGGCTCTCCGGTCAGTCTGCCCCAAACCAGCCAATCACGCCAAACAGAATCAACATTTGGAGAGACGAAGCTCTAGCCTGCGAGCGAGTTCGAATTATCCGACCAGCCACTTCCGCCAGATCGGGCTGGAGAACATCGCCAAAACGACGAGGGCACACCATACCAACTGCAAGCCGAACAAAAGCAAGCACCACCAGGCGAAACGATCGCCGCGGTCAGCCTGACGCTTGAGCGCGCCATACTTTGCCCAGGTCGAAATTGAATAGAGCATCGAATACACCGAATTGCCCTTTGGAGGGTCAGCCTCGATTTCCTCTCCGAGAAGATGGCCTCCGTACAACTGGAACGGCGCCGAGAGGACAAGGCTTATCGTGATGGCAAGGAGGAACCAGTTCAAATCAATATTCTCGCGCCGCGGTAGACAGCTATTCTAGCTGCCTTCGAAAATTAAACAGTTACGTCACCCACTACAATTGGACCATTTTTTGCAAGAGGCGGGAGCGCCAACGCCCCCGCCCCTCGCCGGGTCAGGCCTCGGTGGTCTTCAGCGCGATGAACGTCATGTTCTTGACGCTCGACGCGGTGCGGTCCCAGTTCGCCGCCAGCGCCAGCTCCGCATCGGTGGCGAATTCGCCGGCCGAGGAGGCGTCGAGGAAGCGGGTGCCGGGCACGTGCGGCACGAAATGCCGGCGGCCGACCATTTCGGTGACGCCGCCGCCATGGCCCTGGCGCGGCTTGCGGTCGAACTCGAGCGGCCCGCCTTCGGTGTTGACCGGCAGCTCGTTCCACAGGATCGCCTTGTCCTTGAACATGAAGGCGGTGTAGACGCCCGCAGTCACCGGAATGTCGTCGTCGACGACGGCCCGCAGCCCCATGTAATAGGGGATCAGCGGCCCGCCCTGCTCGGACGACGGCACGTAGTCGATGAGGTCGGCGAGCTTCAGCGCCTTCATCTGCTTGGAGTGCATCCAGATCGTCTTGAACTTGTCCGCGCGGTCGCCCATCAGATAGGCCGCCTCGATGATGTCGGTGTCGACGATGGAGGCGCCGGTGGTGCGCACAAGGTCGCCGCCATCATTGGCGATGTTGTCGGCGACGACGCCTTTGAGGATGCCGAGCAAGGTCAGCTTGTTGGCGCGCTGCCAGTACTCGGTCTGCCGCTTGACGATCAGCTTCTGCGGATCGTCTCCGGCCAGGATCGAGGTCAGGTCCGGAACGCCCCACGCCTGGGCGCGGACATTGCGGGCGGCGACCTCGCGGCGCGAGCCGATCTTCTTCATCTCGATGGAATCGGCCGGGTCGTCATTGACCGGTTCGGACGGGTCGTTGCCGAGATCCTTCCAGCCGGGCATGTCGACGGAACGGCCGCCCAGCGACAGTTTCGATGATATGGCCGGGTCGGAAAACAGGATTCCGGCCTGGTAGATTTCGAGCGACTGCACATGTTCCTCGAAAGCGTATTGCGCATAGACGGACGGAACGATCGCGTCCGCGATACGGGTATAGGCATCTGCCATTTTTCTCTTCCTTCAGGTTGGGTTTGGCGGTGACGCCCCCTCACCCAGCCTCCGCTTCGCTCGGCTGACATCTCCCCGGCGGGGAGAGGAGACCTGAGACGGCGGTGCCAGCCTCTTCTCCCCACCGGGGAGAAGGTGGCCGCGAAGCGGCCGGATGAGGGGGTTTCGGATACGGCTGACCTCTCAGAGAGGATTATTTGGCATCCAGCGGTCGGGGTTCTCGCCGGCCTCGCGAGCCAGCCGCCGGGCGCGGGCGGGGTCGCTTTTGACGAGGGCTGAAATGGCCGTCAGGTTGCGTTCGCCAGCGGTATTGCGCTTGAACGGATTGCCGCCGCTCAGAAAAGCACCGGCGTCGATCGTGTCTTCCCTGAACATCGCCTCGCCGATCGCCTGGAACGCCCTAGCGATTTGCGGATCGGTCAGCGCCCCGTCAGGCAGAAGGATGCCCTTCGCCTTGTAGGCGTCGACCAGGCCGAGCTTCTTCATCGCCCGGTTGGCGACCTCGAGCTTCTGGCGAAAGCCGTCGCTGTCGGTCGGCCCCCAGTCCCGGACAAGGTCGTCATGGGTGGCTTCCACCGAGCGGGCGAGCGCGATCTCCTGAGCTTTCGCCTGCTCGGCCATGTAGCCGACGAACTTGTCGTGATAGGCCTGCGCGGTTCTTGGCGAAGCACCCGCTTCGACCGCCCAGGCCTTGGACGCATTGGCGAGTTCGTCCGAATAGGCGAAGTTTTCCGGCAGGCCTTCCGGCCTGAGGTATTCGACCTTCTCGGACGCGGTGACCGGACGCATGGTCTCGGGCAGCCGGGCATGAAATCTGTCCCAGTCTTCCCGAGGCGCGTCCGGGGCGGGAACGCGCAGGCTCTCACCCTGCTGCCGCTCCAGCTCCGCATAGGATGTGAAAACCCGATCGAGGCTTTCAGGCTTGGTCCAGCCCTTGGTTTCAGCAAGCTTGCGGTTGCCTTCGGAAAGACCGTCAAACCAGCTTTTGGCGCCAGGCGCGGCGGACCCGTTATCCGCGCCTGCCGGTGGCCGTACTGGGTTGCCCGCCGGCAGCGTGCGCGCCGCCACGGACCCGGAATCTGCCAGATCTGTCATGTGAGAAAATCCTTTGTTGAGGTGTTACAAAAAGACCCGGGGACAAGCTGGTAATCTCCCCCCTCGAGGGGGAGATGGCCGGCAGGCCAGAGGGGGTCGGATCGACTGGGCGCGACCTCTTGCGACAGATGAAGGTTAGCGTCCGGTCGAACCGACCCCCTCTGTCGCCTTCGGCGACATCTCCCCCTCGAGGGGGGAGATCAGTGCCTAGACGTTGTCGCCCCAGTTCTCCCACAGCAGGGTCACCGTCCCCGTCACGGCAAGCGTCCCATCCGCATCGATGTCGGTGCCGGTGGCAAACGCCAGGTTGAGATAGAGATCGACCGGCGTCGTCGTGCCATCCAGCGTCGCCGCGGCCACGATATCGGCGGTCGAGGCGGTCGACAGCGCGGCACCGGCGCCGTCGAGCGTACGTGCCGTCGAGGCCAACACATTGACCATGGTCCCGGCAAGCGTCGCGCTCGATGCGACGGCCGAGCCCAGCGACCAGGTCAGCGCCGCATTGTCGTTGATGGTCGAAGCGCGGGTGGTCGGCACCGCGAACTGCAGCCGCGCCGTGCCACCCTTGATGCGCACCTTGCCGTCGGCGAAGTCGAAGATCTTCTGGCCGGCATAGGCCAGCGCGTCGGTGACCGGCATCTGCATGCCGGCGAAGGTGAAGACGGTGCGGAAAGCACCGCCCTGCCCCGTGGTCACGGCCTTCAGGCCGAGCTTGGGCGGGGCAAGTCCCGCCTCGCGGGCAGCAGTACGGGCAAGCGTCCGGGGAAGACCTCGGGTCATGGCATTTCTCCATTTTTGGAAGGGTGAAAAGCGGGGTTCGCGCAGCGCACAAAAGCGATGGCGAAAAGCAGGTTCGGCTCGACCGGCTGGATGCCAGGCCAAGCCAAGCCATCAAGGCTGAATCATTTCGACAGAGGCTGGCGCTAGCGCCTTGTTCGAAAGAGGTGTTTTGGCCTTCCGGACCATCAACGCCCGAGAAACCATGTCTTATATCGTGAGCGTCGGTGCCCCCGTTCCGCCGCAATGCGACCGCACGGGACGATCGATAGGGATTTCAGACCTTTAAGGGAGACCTCGCATGACCTTTCACAAAGCCATCGCCGCCGTGTTGATGACCGCGGCACTTGCCGGCTGCCAGTCGCAAACCGAAGGACAGCAGCGGGCCACGACGGGCGCCCTGCTCGGCGGCGCCGGCGGCGCCCTGGTCGGCCAGGCCATCGGCGGCAACACCAAGAGCACGGTCATCGGCGCGGCCGGTGGCGCGCTGCTCGGCGCCGTCGTCGGCTCGGCCACCACCCCGCAGCAGCCCCGCGGCGAACAGATGTGCCGCTACCAGGACCGCTACGGCCGCATCTACACCGCGCCCTGCGACGACCGCTACTACAACGGCAATTATTGACCGTTAGCCCCCTTCTCCCCGTTCACGGGGAGAAGGTCCCGGCAAGGAGATGAAGGGCAGCGCCAAGGTATGAAAAGCTGGCGCCGCCCTTACCCGCGAAGCATTTCGACGCTATCGTCTACCACGCGCGAAGGGAATGACGATGCGACTTCTAATAGCCTCACTGCTGGTTGCTTGTTCAGTCTCCGCACAGGCCAAAGAAGCCATCAACATTGAGGAGATCAGCGATTGCCTGGTCCTGCCGGGTGACGCCGTCGAAAATCACATCAAAGCCACGTTCGAAGTGACCCTGGACAGGGCCGGCAAGGTCAAGTCGATTACCGTCATATCATACGAACCGCATTCGGAAGCGGCGGCAAAAGCAGCCTTGCAACTCTCAGAATCGGTCGAGAGATGTTGGCCGCCGGGCGTCAAAACCAGCCCGATGCGGATCACGGTGGATTTGAGCGAAGTCTAGGCATCCAGCACATTCGCGGATGCCCTTCTCACCCATTGGCGGCTTTACGGTGACAGTGCACTATTTCTCCAGATAGAAATGAAAGGGCACTGTCACCGCAATCCCAATTGGCAATTACGTGTTACGGTGACAGTGCACTTTACCCATGTCTCCGTCCGGTCATCCACTCCAGCGATCAGGTGCGGCTGATAAAAACGCACGCTCACCGCAATCCCAGCACCATCCTCGCCGGAAAAGACACCCAGATACTGCGTACAGTCACCTATTTCTGCTCTGCGGACTTTGTTTGATTCGAGCCGAAGGAGGCCACCGCTCCGCCAGCACCACCAGCCGCTCCAACGAAGCTGTTAAACTGAATGATGTGTTTCAAATCTTTATTGTCGTTCACATACGCACGAATGCGTGCAGCCGTCTTTGGCGCAACGGTCTTCATATAGTTGGGATTTGCCGTGTATGCGCGAATGGCCTCCGCCATCAATTCCCTGTCCGCCTCAATCCCTTTCTTATAACCCATCTGCTCCGGGCCAAAGCCTCGGTACACTTTCGACGAGGATTGTTCGACGGGATACCCGGCAGCACGAGCGCTCTGGAGACTGGGATTGTTTAGGTCGTTGTAGAGCCACTTCAGTTCGGTCTTGATATCGGCCTGGTCAATCATTCGAACCGGCGCGGTTCGGTCATGACCGATGATCTTCCCGGCAAGATCATCGATCATGTGACCTATTTCATGTGCCCCAACTTTTGCCGCATCCGAAGCACGCAACGTATTCAAGATATAGATGGAACGCTTGGGGCCATCGGGACCACGCACCACCACGTACTTTCCAACTACTCCTCTTGGAAACGCTCCCGCCTCAACTGGCGTATACCCCTTGCCAATTCCTGCCTTTGCGATGGCGTCATATTCTTCCGGTAGGATGGCGACGTCTTCTCCGCCCACCATTCTTCGACCGACCACTCTTTCGCCGAGAGATCTTCCCTCGGGGTCATAGAGGAGTCTCCCGGTTTCGGGGTCGGAGAGTTGTCTTCCGGTCCTGGAATCGATGAGGAGCTTTTCGTTGTCATCGGCTATCACCGCGTATGGATAATCGTCGAAAATAGAGCGGGCTGGTTTGACTTGAGGATCATAGATGTTTGCGCTCCTGCTCGCAAACTCTTCCGCTAGTCGTGCAAGCGAAATTGCTTCCTTGGCGGTTTTGCCCAAGATTTCTTCCGCAGCTTCACCAACTACCTTCTTGCCAAGCTTGCTGCCGACACCCGCAGTGGGAACTACCGCGAGGGCATCAACCGCCGCTTCCCCGTATCGGCCGGCTTCCAGCGCGCGCCAAGCCTCTTGCGAGGAAAGCACGCCGCCAAGGAACGGCGTGAGGTCGGCAACCGAGATGCCTTCATTGCCAAGCCCGGCGGAGCCAAAAAGCGCTCGCGCGATATCGGCGCGCAATCCGTAGGGCCGGCCGTCGCCAGCGACCAACGCCCCCGCCTTCTCACGTAGCGTCGGATCGTATTCCCAAATCTGCCCTCTTGTCTGAACGCGCGCCTTCGCAGCCTGCTCCAACTCCGCTGCCTGCGCTTCGGCCGGGGTCATTTGGAATTACGGTGACAGTGCACCATTTTCCATGTCTCAGTCTGGAAGTTCACGTCAGTCACATAGATACGGCAGATAAGAGTGCACTGTCACCGTAATTCCGCTCATGCGCCACCACCCGCCGGCGTCTGGCCTCCGGGCATCGCTTGCGCGATGGCCTGCGGCGCGCGCTCGCCAAAGTCCACCGTACATATGCCGGTGTTATCCATGCGCGGCAAAAGAAAACCGGACATTTCCGGCAAGGCCGGTTCGGTGCCGTCGCGATGGACGAGGATCACCTGTTGTCGGAGCTACGCTATGTCGGACTGAATCCGGCGCGCGACGAGGCATTTTTGGATCGGATAGCCAGGCAAACCGGCAAAGCCGTGAAACCCCAGAAACGAGGCCGACGGTGAAAATAAATTAGTACACTGTCACTGTAATTCCGTCACTGTAATTCCCTGTCACCGTATTTCGGTGTCGACGAATCCGTCACTGTTGTTGTGGCCCGTCGAAAGGGGCGACATCAGCATTGGGGATTCCCAGTCCATCAAGCAGATCAAGGATGCGCTCCGATACGACGAGTCGATGATTTCGGCCGATGCCGAAGTCATCATGGCCCGCATGTCCATTCACCTTCAGCCACACGAATGACGGAAGCTTAACGTCGTTGGAATACAGGTCGCGAAAATTGTCAGAGACCGTTATTTCGACATCCGCGAATGTCGCGCCGGAGAAGCCGATCTCAAGCAACGCGCGCTTCATCTCCCCTGTTACAAGAAAGCAAGGGTATGACGTTATAAGAACGTCGCCGAACCAGCCATCAATTTCGTAGACAAGCCTACTAACGACGGGCGGATGCACGCTACTATCCATAACAGTTCCTTCGCCTAATCCTCCGGAAACGATCGGCGTTAAATAGAAGTATTCCATCAATCACCTATAGGAGGATCGAAAAGATGTCCATATTTCTTATCTATCTCAGAAATCTTGTCAATTATCTGTTGCCGGGTGGCAGTTGGATGAGTATTGTAGAAATCAACCCACTCTCCATTAAGAACTTTCTGGTGCAGGTTTGTGTCAAACTCTTTTCGAATTCCTCGAAGGTTTTCTATTGAATTTATCTCCTCCGCCGAAAAAAGTCCGGGATATCGGGTTAGGATCCGACGTTCTCCTGCATGATGAACCACATAGTCACTTGGATTGAGGCCAGGGTTGTGGGCAAAGAAAATGTTTCGATAGTTTTTTGATTGTTCCCAGCCGAAACCGGCGCCGCCATATTTTACCAAGGACGGATTTCTGGCAAGCATTGCGCCCAGCATTGCGTTGTCAAAAGCGCGTTCGGATGTCCCACCAAGTGGCAAGCCACTTCTACCCTTTCGCCGCGGGGTTCGCGGAGAGAGGGAGCGCGCAAGGTCTTGTTGGAATCTAAGAGTTTCAGGGTCCACTCCCCGGATGAGAATCTGCTTCCCTCCGGCAAGTTCAGTGGACCGCTTCGAAAATGCCGAGAATTTCCTTACCCAAGGCTCTGCAATCGCACCAGCGCGTTTCAGGACCGGGCCTGCCAACCGCTCGGCGGGGATTGCGCCAACAGCGTCAAACAATGCTTCGGTGTAGTTGCCCTCCAACGCCGCGTCGCCAGCTTTTTCAAGCGCAAACGACGCTCCCAATGGCGTAAAGTCGGCTAGCGAGGCGCCTTCCTCGCCAAGCCCATCGGAGCCCATGAGCTTTTGCGCGAGAAAACGCCGTAGACTTCCACGTTCGCTATCGCCGGCGATCAGCTCCCCCAACCACTCCTGGTTGGTCTGGACATAATTGGTCAGCCATTCTGGTCTTGGCCCCTCTCCGGACACCGCGCGCCGGGCAAACTCATTTGCCTCAGCCAATTTCTCCGGGCTCACCAAAGATGCCAGGAAGCCATCGTTCACTTTGCCTTCGTTTGAGTTGGCGACGCTGGTACGAAGCAAATGATCAAACATTGCTTCGCGAAACCCAGGCGGCGTCGCCTGAAGCACGTTGCTGAGATCGGCTTCCTTGGTCTGCCGCGGCCGACTCTCGTCACCAAGCTTGCGATTGATGTCTTCAGCGACTGAATTCGGCAGCGGCTGGACGGTCTCGAAGCCCAATTGCTGCTGAGCAGCGATTGAGCCGATAATCGCCGTCTGATAGTCCTCCAGCTTCGACAGATTGTTCCAGGCCGCATCCAGATTCGCGAAAGTCTTGCGAACGTAGCCGCCCGGATCGCCTCGCCTGGCTTGGAATGTCAGGTCGGCGGCAGTGACGATGGCGTCATGATGCGCTTTGTCTTCCTCCGGATCCGTGCTGTCCTTCTCAGGAGCAGCATCCCTGATCATGGCCCGCACGGCTTCGCTCGACATACCGCGCATGCCGTAGAATTGCCGACTGACATCGATCGCGCGGTTGAAGGCCTGGAAGCGCCGCACACCTTCGGTAACACCGTAGAGAGCGACGAACTGCTCCGGAGTCGGAGTTGGGCCAGAATAGGTTCCGGTTTCCCTGATGGCGTCCGGCGCGTTCACCTCGGCGAGACCGATGTTGGTGTGAAGCTCAACCTGCTGAGCGGTCCGGGCTGCCTGTCCCTCTTGCGGAAGGTCGTCCCCGAATGCCTGCGCCACCATTTCATCGGGCGTCCGCCTGCTAACGCGGTCCTCCTTCGCCGCAAACATGTCAGCGCCGGCGGCCCGTACATCGGCGCTGGTGATCCCCCAGAACCCCGATCCTTCCTGCGTCCCCGCTCCATGCCGACCGGCGAGCCTGACGAGCAGGTCATCCGCGAGGGAATTCGATTGCGGCGCGCCGAGCATCGAGCCCGGCTGCATCGCGGACCCGCCAAATGGCCCCGTCGCATCCGCGTACATCCCGCCCTGCGGCGAGCGTGGGAATATGGTTTCGGTGAAAATGGTCATCTGTTCTGCACCGTTCGTTGCACGCCCGCGAACACGCTCTTTGCAGAGCGCGTGCCAAGGACCGAAAGTGGGAGATTGGCCGCGTCGAAATCCCTGCCCGGCAGCGGATGGCTCTTCAGGGCTTTCAGAGCATCCGGCATTCACACGTCGCTGCTGGCCGGCCGAACCGGCTTGTGCATGTCAGGGAACAGGACGCGGCGATGCAGGGCTGCTGAAGTGTCCTACCCCTCCGCTCGCGCCGCCTTCTCCAGCGCGGCCAGCTGCGCCTCGTCCAGGGTCAGAAACCCCATAATGTGCTGCACCACTTCGGCGCGGGCATTGCTGAGCGCGCTGTGCAGCTCGAAGCCATTGGGCGTCCTGGTCCGCGCCATCCACTCGCCATAGGATGGGCGGCGGTAGTAGCCGACGGTCGCCGCGAGGTCGGCCAGCACCATCTCGCCATCCTCGCCGGAGAAGACACGCAGATACGCCTTGGTCAGCGCGTCGCGCGCCCTGGCCGGGCCGCCGGCCTGGCCGGCGCGGGCGAAGCGTTTGCCGCTCATGCGCCGCCACCCGCCGGCGCCTGGCCACCGGGCGTGCCTTGCCCCGCCTGGCCACCGCCCTGCCCGCCTTGACCACCCGCGCCCTGCAGCATGGTCTGCAGGCCGTCGAGCAGGCCGCTGTCGCGCGCCTGCACCGCCGCCGGCACCGCATCCTTGGCCGCCTTGCCGGCGGTGGCGATCGCCGCCATGCCGGCCTGTGCCTGGCTGGCCTTGGCACGGGCGTCGCGCAGGCCGTCCACTTCCTCCTTGCGGCGGAAAATGCGCTGCGGGCTGCGGCCGGCGCTCTGCACGATCTTGATCGCCTCGTCGCTGTCGATATTGTCCATGACGCCGGGATCGAACTGCGCCATCTGCATGGCGGTCGTCACCACCTGGATGGTGTCGCGCGCTTCGGCCGAGCGGCGCAGCACGTCGAGCGGCCCGGTGAAGGTCGGCCGCACCGCCTTGCCGGCCAGGCTTTCCGGCGGCAGGAAGCGGCTGTCCTCGTCATAGAGGCCCTTGTCCTCGAGAATGCCGAGCTCGCGGTCCAGATTGCTGGCAAAGCCCGCCTGGATGATCGAGCCGGAAGGCCCGAGCAGCGCGCCCTTTTCCTCCTGGCGGATCAGCGCTTCGGTCGCGGTCATCTGCGGGTTCTGCACCAGCGTCTGGAACAGGTTGACGAACATCATGTCGCGGATCTCGTCGGCGCGGCTTTGCGCGTAGTTGAAGGCATAGGTCGGGTTCTGTCCGGTGGAGATCGGCGCGATCAGCGGCCTGCCATTGTCGTCGATCAGGCCCGGATAATTCTCGCCGGGATTGAGCACCGGCACATAGTCGAGCCTGGCCTTCGAGGCGGTCGCCGGATCGGTGATCTGCTGCAGCGCGCGCAAGCCGGAGCGGCGCACCGCGTTCTCTTCACGCACGGTCGTCAGCGCCTCGATAGCAGGCGAGATGCCATAGGGGTCGCCCTCGTAGCGGCGCCAGTTGAAGGTCGACACCGGAAACGTGCGGAAACCGCTTTCCCTGACGATCTCTTCCTCGTCCTCGATGACATGGTAGGAGGCGAACGCCGTATCGAGATACTGGGTGTGGCCGCCCAGCCGATACATCTTGCGCTCGTCGCGCGGCTGGACGCATTGGATCAGCGAGATCTTGGTCTCGCACTTGGCCGGATCGTCGACCAGCACTTTTATGCGCGCCGGCAGTTTTTCATAGCCAAGCAGCTGCGCCGCCTGCCGCGCCGTGCGCTCGTAGCGGCGGTGGAAAATATCGACCTGGCCCCAGCGGTTGCGTGCGAGATAGCCCTCGACCACGGGGATCGAGGCATAGCGGATCAGCGTCGAACCAAACCCTTCCTCGGCATAGAGATAGGCCGGGCCATAGCGCACGACATTGCGCAGGCAGGCTTGCGTCGCCGGCACGAAATTCGAATTGGCGGAATAGCGCAGCGAGAACAGGAAATCGCGCAGGCTTTCCGCCCATTCCTTCTCCTCGTCGGTCTCCTCGTCATTCATCTCCGCCGTCGACAGGCCATGCCATTTTTCCGACTGCGGGATGATCAGGCTTTCGAGCCCGGCGGCGAGCCGGTTGGCGGCCGAGTTGATGGTGTTGGCGTAGACACGGCTGCCCCGCCGTTCCTGCCGCTCGGCCTGCGAGTCCGGCCCGCCGGTTCGGCGCCCGCTCCAGACATCGGGCGCATCGGGGTCGCAGAACTCCGCCACCTGCTCCCACACAGCCTCATACTGGCTGCGCTCGGTCTCGAGCTCGGACTGGCGGGACAGGATATCGCGGGCGCGGGAATCGGTCATTTTTCAATCTCGCTTGTTGGGCGCGGGGGGCCGAAGCAGCCAATCTCCCCCCCCGTGGGGGAGATGTCCGGCAGGACAGAGGGGGGCGTGACGGATCGCCAGCCTTTCCGTCCAATCGGCCGGCAACCTGCTCGGAGAAGTGTCTGCAATTTGCCGACAGGCCGGCGGGACAGCGCCCCCCTCTGCCCTGCCGGGCATCTCCCCCACACGGGGGGAGATCGGCTGTCATCATCGGCTTCGCCAATCCCCAACGGGGAACAAAGCGGCTGGACAATGTCATTCTTTTGCGCGGTTCTTGGTCTAAGAACGTCTCGAGGCGGGGCTTTGAAGGAGGTCGATGTGACGACAAGCCTTGCCGGCACCCTGAAAAACCGCGGCAAACAGGTGGCAAAGCGCCTGCTTGGCTATGATTCCCGCAACTGGCTGCGCATCCGCCAGATCGAGGCGTTCAGCCTTTTCCTCGAAGGGGGAAACCGCAAGGCCTCCAACGTGATCGAGATCTCGCCCGGCTGGAACCGCTACTGGCGGGCAATGTGCCCCAACTACCGCTCGGTCGATTTCCCCGCCTTCGACATCTGCAGGGATCGCACCGACGAGCAATACTCCATCGTCATCGCCGACCAGGTGCTGGAACATGTCCAGCGGCCGCTGGCGGCGGTGGCCAATATCCACGCCATGACTCGGCCCGGCGGCTGGGCGATGGTGGCGACACCCTTCCTGTTCCGGGTCCATGCCAGGCCGCACGACTACAACAGATGGACGCCCGCGGGCCTGAAACAGCTGATGGTCGAGGGCGGCTTCCTCGAAGCCAGCGTCAAGGTCCACGGCTGGGGCAACAAGGCCTGCGCCAGGGCCCATATCGGCGGCCCGGTCCGCGCCTACGGCCTGTGGCGGGATCTGAGCAACGACGAGGAATACCCGCTGATGGTCTGGGCGTTCGCGAAGAAGGCGTGAGAGCAGCGCTTGCTAGTCTCCCCCCCTCGAGGGGGAGATGTCGCCGAAGGCGACAGAGGGGGTCGGTTCGACCAGGCGCGACCTCCTGCGACAGATGGAGGCTAGCGCTCTACGCGTGGCGACCCCCTCTGGCCGCTTCGCGGCCATCTCCCCCTCGAGGGGGGAGATTACCCCCGCCTCTTCACCCGCCGTGCATGCCGGCGCCAGTACCACCAGTCCAGCACGCGCTTCCTGAAACTGCGTTTCATCGCGGTCATGGTCTAAAGCCCCAGAAGCACGCGGCGCTGGCCGGTGAGGCTCGACGGCGCGAGGTCGGTCTTGACGGTGCTCGGCGTGCCCTGGCGCTGTTCGAGCTCAGCCCGCAATGCCGCCTCGCGCGCCTTGACATCTTCGTCGTTGATCGTCGGCGCCGGCGGCAGCGGCTTCAGTTCCGGTGGTTTTTGAAACAGACACATGGTTCCAGCCTTCTCTTGTCCAGTCGTAGAGGAAAAAGTCTTCGCCGTTCTTGCCGTAGCCCGGCAGCAGGCAGCGTTGCGTGGCGCCCAGCCGGCCAAGCCAGCGCAGCGCCAGATCATTGGCGGCGAGCGCTCGCGCCTCGACCCGCCAGGCGCCACGTGCGGCGACCTGAGGCCCGAGCACGGTGTGAAAGAATTCGGTGATCCCAGGCACGCAGCGCTTCATGCGGCGCGTGCCCCAGCTCCAGGCGATCCACAGCCCGCCGCGCTGCTCGGCGGCGCCAAAGCCGGCCTCCGGATTGCCGTCAAGCTCGGCGACATAGGCAAAGCCCTGCAGCGCGGTAAGCGCCAGCAGCGCCGGCGACCAGTGGTCAAGCTGGCAGTCGATCTCGGCCCGGTCTTCGGCGCGCAAATTGGCGGCGATGTAGGAGAGATCGCGCAGCGTGGCGGGAATGATGCGGAGGGGCATGAAGAGCCTTCGTCGTCTGACGGGCAAGGCGGCCGAGAAGCGGTATCGGAGCGTTGAAATCCCCAACAACGTTGGTCTAAAAATGGTTGCCGTTTGCCGGGCACATGATACAACCAAACCGGCGCTATATCATGATTTATACAACCATAGGGGGTACAATTGCGATCGTTCGTTCTCGCCGCGATGATGGTGCTCGCCCTGCCATTTGGCGCGGCCCAGTCGGACGATGAAGATCAGCCTCTGTTCAAGAGTTGCCCCAAGGGCGTGCTCTTCAAGGCATTTGAGACGGGGGTTGTCGTAACCGTCATCCGACAGGGCTCCGGAAAGGCCTGCTTCTCGGATGATTGCAGCCACCCGCAGGCGGCCACGGCGGCGGAGTTGGTGACGAAAGATGGCGAGCATGGATTCATCTCTGGCCCGATGCTCTCCTATATGTTCGCGGTAGACCCAGAGATCGTCAAAAACTTCAAATGGAGACCAGCCGAAACCGCGTCCACCACGTTCTACACCGTCCGCGCCGATGACGGCGGCAGCGTGGACTTCACCCTGCAAGACATCGGCTGTGCGCCTTAGTCCAGCGAGCCCGCTGCCAGCATCGGCTCACGGCTGGGCAGGATAGTAATCCTCAGGCAGATCAAGACCAAATTCTTCAGGGCGGAACAGCACATTGTCTTGTGATGTACCGTATAGTTGCCTGCCGAGCCGCATCCCATCTTGAATTCCACCGCGCCAAGCCAGGCTCTTGTGATCCGATTCTTCCGGGTTGGCATAATTCAACCTATTTCCCGCCACCGCAGGCGCCCCGGCCGCTCGATCCAATAGGTATTTATCAATCATTTGAAACTTTGGCGAAACGTGGATCGCTTACCGACAACTGATCGACGTCATATTGCCCGACTTTTCTGCTCCTATCGCTGTTGATGGCGGTAAATTGAGCGTTCTTGTTCAAGATTTCTCGAAGATCGCTTCCAAAATGCCCGGATACATATCGATTCAAGATGACATCAAGGACACCTCTCGCCTCGTCCTCGTCATCTCTCTGATCCCACTCGGTCATGACCGCTTTCTTCAGTCGCAGAATGTCCGCCGGAGATAGATAGATGGATTTGGCGAATGTCCTGGTTTCTGGCGGCTCGGCTTCAGCCGTGTCGACGTCTTGCAGATCACCATTTGCCGCCGTCTTGATTGTCCTGTCCACGCCATGGCCGTTGAGACCATGAATTCCAGGCGCGGGCCGCCCGCCATGGTCGACGCCGGACAATCCCCTGTCGATCGCCTGCTTTATTGCTTCAACATTCTTGAGGTGCTGGGCTCCCCCGTCTCCATAAGGATTGAATACGAAATCCGCGCCAGCCCTTTCTGTTTCTGCGATCTTTGGGTCGATATTCTTCGAAAGAGCTTTGGGACCGAGCTTGTAATATGTGACGCGCAGCGCATCCTTTTCATCATCGGAAAGCCGATCCCAGGCAGCGGCATTCTTGCCTTTGAAAAAATCGTCGGCCTTGGCGACCATCAACCCGGCAAACGCCATCGTCGCCTTCGGTTGATCGAAATCAAGCAGGTCGTTTGCAAGCTTGCCGTAGTCGTTCTCATATTGGCGAAGCTGCAAAGGATCCTGGCCGTCGGCTTCGTGTGAAACCAGATAGTCCTTCAAAAGATCGATTGCCGTTTCGACCCTGATGTTGCCGGGGCCGATATCAATCTTTGCCGGATGCCAAAATTTCGAAGCCGCCGATTTTCCAGATTCTCGATCACCAAAGTCTTCGCTAATTTCATCGTGAGAACTGCCGGCTGACCACCAATCAGCAAAAGCTTGAGCAGCCCCGCCCCTCAAGCCAAAGGCGAGGTCGGGATTGAATCGAGTGTCGTATTCATTTGCCACAGCGCCTAGAATGGCTGCAGCCGGAATATTCAAGCGGTCCGCGGCCTCTTTCGCCCATGGCGCCACCCGCTCAATATACTGCTTTGTCCGATCGGTGAATATAGATGATGGTTCAGCCATGTTCATATCATCCTGATTGCCTATTCAATCCATCAAGAAAGCGCCCCAAGCATAGATGTCCACACACTACCAGCAAGAAATACAACAGACCAAATATATAGATATATGAAGTATATAAGTTTCCACGGAGAAGATAGATAAACTAGTATTGATAATATAGGTAAGGAAATAGCTTGAGGGCAGACAACAAAGAATGTTTTGATATCGTTTACAAAATAGTTAAAATCATTATTACCTCTCAAGAAATCTGTTATGTACAAAAGGAATAAAAGATTTAGCAGAGACAATACAAAAATAAATACGGAAAAGTTCTTTCTATTATCGACTTTCTCAAACATCATATACCCCCCGAAGCGTACCGATTTGAATGTCCGAAAACCGCATATGGCGGGCGCAGACGAGCCAAGCCGTCCATTGCTTCTAAGTCTTCAGTGGCGAATTTTCCATACGCGAGCATTTTGACCTCACCAGCTTTTGCCCAAGACCAACGGTTGGCCAGATTCCGGCCAAATTTCCAATTTCAGCTTGGACGCCTGAATGAGACCGAATACAACCCTATCGAACTTCTCCAAGATTTCACAACCATAGGCGGCAGAATTGAGGCTGCCCGTTCTTGCTGCGACGGCCGTGTTCCGCGTTGCCATTTGGCCCATGGTCAGAGGGTTGTCGGCGCCTGCTATTGCGCTGCCCTGATGTCATCCAATTGCCTGGCCAGCGTTTTGCGCTGCCTGGGATCAGTCACTGCCGCAAGTGCATTGCGCTCGGCCGCCTCCGGATCCGGTGCATCGTTCCAGGCCTTGATCAAACCTTCAGCGTCTGATCGGGGCAGCGGCCGAGGCTTGGTGATGCCCAATTGATGCTGGGCGGCAAATGACAGGGCGACCGCGGCCTGCAAATCCTGCGGCGTCGACAGGTTTTTGAAAGCCGCATCGACACTCGGAATGGCCTTGCGGGCATAGGCTGCCGGGTCGACCTGCCTCAGCTGGATGATCAAGGCGGCGGCATCCGCCTTCAGTTCATAGCGACGCAGATCTCTTTCAAAGCGCGCCTGATCCAGCCTGTACAGTTCAGGATATTGCTTTTGCGAGAAGCGGTTCGGAAGGGGTTTTGCGGCGAAAACCGACGCATCGACCTGATTTGTCGGCATGATGCGCATATGGGCAAGATAAGGGCTGACATCCGCCCTCCAATTGAAGGTTCTGGATCGTTTGCCGCCCTCTTCGGCACCAAAGACAGAGGCGAACTCGGTGTCGTCATGCCTAGAGCCGGAATAGGGCGTCATGCTGGTTATTGCTGCTCGCGCGTTTCGAGAAGCTGTGTCGAGATCGGTGTAGGTGCCGATGAGGCTTGCCGCATCCGCGGCACCTGCCTTGCGAACAACGTCGCCATATGAAACGGGCGATAGCTCGGCAAGCAAAGTGTCGGTCGGCAGGCCATCCTGAAAGGCCTGCCCTATCCGTTCATTCGGCGCAAGGCGGAGAACGCGGTCTTCCCTCGCCGCGGACATGTCAGCGCCGGCGGCCTGTACATCGGAGCTGCTGATCCCCCAGAATCCCGATCCTTCCTCCTCCCCCATTCTATACGGACCGGCGAGCTTGACGAGCAGGTCATCCGCGAGGGAATTCGATGAATGCGGCTGCGCGCCGGGCATCGTGTCCGGTTGGATCGCCGCGCTGCCAAATGGTTCTGTCGCATCTGCATTCATCCCGCCCAGCAGCGAGCGTCGAAATGTGGTTTCAGTGAAAATGGTCATGTGTTCCGCACCGTTGGTTGCTCGCTGGCGCGACTGCCGGAAGTCGCGGCAGGGATTATCGGATGGAGTTAGGGGGACGAAGCTACAGCTGCCCTGCACTCACCTGAACGCCCCCAGCGGATCGCTCTGTCCCGCCGGCCGTCGCGCCGCCTTGAACTCCGCCGGATCGACCACCGCCTCGCGCAGCATCATCACGCCATAGCGCGTCGCCGCCATCAGGTCGTCGCGCAGTTTCACCACCTGGCCGTCCTTGCGATGAAAAAGCCGGAACTCCTCGAACCAGGGGCCAAGCGTTGAAAACACCTTGAAGCGGCCGGATTGCATGCGGTCGAGCATCTCCATCAGACCGGCCTCGACCGAGACCGAACCATCGGCGAATTGCGCATGGCGCGACAGCATGTTCAGCCCGTGTGCCCCATATTGTTTGGCCAGCGCCACGCCGGCGCCTTCCAGCGTCTCGCGGCGGCCATCGCGCGGCCAGGCGAAGGGCAGCCACTCGCCCCACGGTTTGAGCGTCAGCGTCTGCATCGCCGGCGTCTGCTGCGAGGCCCGCACTGCCTTGGTGACATAGACGACATCGGCCTCCGTATCCCAGGCCAGCTCGACCGCGGCCGAGGGATGGTCCCAGCCGAAATCGAGCGCACCGAGCCTGGGCCAGTAGCGCGGCAGCCGGAACGGCTCGCAGGCGATCAGTTCCTCGGCCACCGGAAAGATGCGGCCTGAGCCCAGCACCGGAATGCCACGGGCGCGCGCCTCGCGCTCATGCGCGGGATAGGCGGCAACGATCGCGGCGCGTTCTTGCGCCGAATAATGCGCGGCATCGTCTATGGTCATGAAGGTGACGTGACGGGACATATGAGCTTGCCCTAATTACTCGCCGTGACGAGCTATTGCCATTGATAATACTGTTCATCAGTGCAAAGCTGCCGGCGAATTTGGGGGAGATACATGATCCGCATAGCAATCGTTGTCGCCATTGCCGCAAGTGCATCAGCATGCCAGTCAAACGTTGCGTATGATACAAGTAAGAAGACCTGCAAGATGTACCGCAATTCCAACGGGTTCGAACGCGAGGTCTGTATCCCGGACACACCCAACAAGGCATGCAATGTCTGGGCCAACGAATCAGGAACGGATGAAAGGATATGGTGCCAACCGCTTACCCGGAAAGCGACCGATCCGAAGGCCCGCGCCAGGCAGCTTGCGGGCAGCCAATACCCGTGATGCGAGTCCATTCACCTTTTTGACCCTCAGCTAGCCCTGATCGGCCATCCGGAACGTCACGGCGGCGCGCTGCTTGAGCCAATCCCGGTGTGCAGCGTCCGTCAACTCGCCCCTGCCCGCATCTCGGCGTGCTGCCTCACATGCTCCAGCGTCGGTTCCAGCCCGATATGCGACAGCTCCGTCGCGGCCGCTTCCGCGGCATGCGAGGCGGGTTCCACCACGCGCTCGAACATCTCCTGCTCATAAAGCTTCACGGCTTGCGTCCAATCGCCGGCCTCGACCAGGTAGCGGGCGAGCTCGGCGGCGTCGAGCATGGCGGCGTTCACCCCTTCGCCGCCGAACGGCGACATGACATGGGCGGCGTCGCCCAGCAGCGTCACACCGACCCGGTTCGGCCAGTGATGGCCGATCGGCAGCGCGTATATTCCACGCGCCACGATGTGGTCATTGCTGGCAGCAATCAGCGCGACAAGCTCCGGCGCCCAGCCGTCGAACTCGGCGATCAGGCGCGCGCGCGCCGCTGCCGGCGCGGTGAAATCGAAGGTCCTGTCCGCCCAGTCCGCCGGCACTCGGAAGATGGCATAGCCCCGCAGATGCGCATTGGCGTTGCGCTGCACGATCATGCCGCGGCCGTCGCCCTCGGCGCCGATCTTGCCGCGCCCGACCAGTTTCGACAGCGCCGGATGGCTGGCGTCGACGTCGTCAATGCCGAATTCGATGAAGGTCAGCCCGGAATATTGCGGCCGGTAGCGCGAGACCAGCGGCAGCACCCGCGACCAGGCGCCCTCGGCGCCGACGACGAGATCGAACGGGCCAAGCATCTCGGCGCCGAAGGCCAGATCATAGGCGCCATCGGGCCGTGCATGGACTTCGCGCAACTCCTTGCCCCAGTGCACGGTGCCGTCCGGCAGCGAGGCGAGCAGGATGTCGCGCAGCGCCGAGCGGTCGACTTCCGGCCGGTCGCCGCTGTCGTCGTCATCGGCCAGCACCAGACGGCCATCCCTGTCGTAGAGCCGGCTGCCCTGATCCTCATAGCGCGCGATGCGCAGGAACTCTTGCTCCAGGCCGGCGCGCCGCAAGGCAAGCTGGCCGGATTCGGCATGCAGATCGAGCGTGCCGCCCTGTGGCCGGGCGAGCGCATGCTCTTCACGCTCGAAGACGGTGGCGGCGATGCCGTTGCGGTGGAGAATACGCGCCAGCGTCAGGCCGGCCGGGCCGGCGCCGACAATGGCGATGCGTGGATGCTGGGTCATGGACAGGGGTCTCGCATTGATTTATATAGGAGCCTATATAATAAACATAGGTACCAATGCAAGTCTGGAACTCATGACCGACTGGAAACTGTTCGAAAACCCCGCCCCGCTCATCAACATGGCCTCGCGCAGCCTCGCCCGCCTTGGCGAACGCCGGGTGAAAACCTTCGGCTTCTCGATCGGCCAGATGCCGGTGATCTATCTGCTGCGCGATGGCGGGGCGATGTCGCAGAAGGAGCTCGCTCGCTTCGCCAAGATCGAGCAGCCGTCGATGGCGCAGATGCTGGCACGCATGGAGCGCGACGGCCTGATCCGCCGCACGCCCGACCCCAACGATGGCCGCAGCCACCTGATTTCGCTGAGCGAGACCGCGCTGAAGAAACTGCCCGCCGCGCGCGCGGCGCTGCATGAAGGCTCGGAACAGGCGCTGACGGGTTTCAGCGAGGACGAGGTGTCGACGCTGCTGGGGATGCTGCGGCGGCTGAATGAAAATCTGGACCGGATGGTGGCTCGGGAGGCGGAGTGACAGGTCCAGAACCCGGGTTATGAAACCCACTTAGCCCTTATACCCCTCGTTCAAACAATCATTCTTCCAGGCCCAGTCGAAGTCGGCCCGTGACATGGACTGGCCCATGCCCGGCTCGACAAACGGGCCGGCGGAGTTGTCGATATAGACGATGAAGCGCGCCTCCTTGGTGAAGGCGCCAACCTTGGCGGTGATGACGCCGCAGGTCTGGCCGGTCGAGCTGTCGCCGGTCAGCTGGACGTGTGAAAATGTGGCGGAAGGATCGGTCACCAGCTCGTGCATCTTGCCTTCGGCGGCAGTGATTGCATCGGCGCGCCAATCGCCGCTGCCGCTGCAGGCTGAAAGCAGGGCGGAGAGGAGGAGCAGTTCTGCAATTTGGCGCATGTCAGACCCCGAACGTCGCGCCGGACGCTACTCGCACACCGGTCGCCGCAAAAGCGGCATTGCAAATCATGGTTTCGCGGCGGTTCATCCTTTCGCCATCCGCTCCACCTCGCCCGCCGACAAAAACAACAGCACCACATCGCTCATCCCAAGCAGCGGCGTGAACGTGACGATGGTAATGCCGCCCGTCGCGTTGGTGCGGGTCAGGCCTTCGGAATAGATGTCGAGCGGCGGTTCCTCGTCGAACCAGACGCCGTGCAGCGTCTCGCCCTGCCATTTCTCGCGGCCTTTCTCGAAACTCTTGAACGACAGCACGCTCTCGCCGGCCTGCACGTCGCCGCCGCCGCCATGGCGCACCACGACGCTGTCGAGCGCGCCGGGCGCACCGCGCCCCAAAATGGTCTGACGAATGGCATCGGCCGGGATCATGCCGGTGCCCCAGGCCGCCTGCTGCTGCGGCGGGCCGACCAGCACACGCTGCGGGTTGTCGCGCGTGCCCTCGCCGGTGACGCCGGCGGCCCACAGCCGCACGGGCGTGTCGAAAACCTTGCCTTGCCACCACTGGGGATAACGGCCGGTCAGATGCATCGCCCATTCGGCGCCGCCGGCCCTGGTCTTGCCGAGCTGGTTGCCGGCCATGAACAGCCTTTCGCGGTTGACCGCGCCGGCAGCGTGAAACTCCGCCTGGCGTTGATACGGCGTGTATGCCGCCAACTGGTTGGTTCGGCGCCTGCGGTCAAGCTCCGCCAGCAGCGCCAGATATTCCGTCCTGGCCGTGATCGGCCGGCTCTTCGAGGAACGGCCTGAGGACGGCTTCGAGGCCGCGGATGCGGATGCGGATCTCTTCATCGCTCAAGGCATCCAGATGGTTGATGGCGACATCGAAATCCCTGGGCAGCACCGAGAGCACGATCTTCAGATACTGGTCCGGCTTGTCGGCCCGCACCTCGGCGATGACGCCGGCGCCATGGGCGCGGAAATCGGCGCGAACGGCGGCGAGAAAGTCATCGCCCAGCGTTTTCTTCGTCCGCTTCGCGCGGGGTTTTTGCGCAGCCGCCGAGCCGGCGACGGGTTTGCGCCTTGCCGGCCTCGCCTTGCGGCGCGCCGGCCCTGCGGCGACGTCATCAGCCATCGACCTGGCCCATCGCCTTTGCCGCGGCAACGCTGGCCGCCTTTCCCGCCTTCGGCATCGATCCGGCCTGCTTCCTCGAGCGGTTTTTTTTCTTCGCCCGCTTGGCGCGCTTCGGCTTTGCCGCTGCGACAGGCGCGACGACCCGGGCCTTGAGCCGCGCCATGGCAAGAGACACCGCGTTTCCGCTCACACCCGGTTGCTCGAAACAAAAACCACCCGCCGCATCGCGCACCATGCCGATCCGCACGCCAGGCGCGACTTGTTCGACACGACCCAGGCGCACCTGTGGCGCCGCGCCCTCGAACTCGCCAATGGCGCTGACGATCTCGCGGCCGTCATCGCCGGTGATGATGGTGGCGTAGCGTGGCAT